GGCCGCACGAACAGGAGGGCTATCTATGCGCAGGACAAGGGCGCTGCTGATTGGGCTCGCCAGCCTGTGCCTGACGTGCTCGCTAAGCGCGTGCGGGACGCTGCGAGGGCTGCTCAGCGCGCCACCGGCACCACCAGCAGCGCAGGTGTGTCCGAGTCTCCCTGATGCGCTCACAGAGCCCGTATCCGTGCCTGACGTGTGCAGTCGTATCACTGACGGCGAGAGCTTGCTGGATTGCACTGAGGCACTGTTACCGGCGCTTGGCGCTTGCAATTCACAACTGAATCAGATCAAGGCGGAATTGGAATGAGCATGCTGGCAAAGTGGAACTTGGGCGGCAAAGCACTGGCCGTCGCATCGTGGGCTGCGGATGTTGCGAGCCACATTGATCCGGCCGCTGTTCTCAAGATCGCATTCAAGGTCGTCGAGATTCAGACCGCGCACGCGGACAAGCCCGGTGCCGAGCGTCTGGCGATCTTGCTCGCATGGGCGCGCGAGGAACTGAACATCAGTGATAACGCTGCGGTGCTGATTGGGTATGTCAATTCGATTGTGGCGCTGCTGAAGGCTATTCAGGTGTTCCGCAAGTGAGCCTAGCGGGATCAGTCGTTAGCGGTCTGGCTGGCGGCTCTAGCGGCTACGAACGTGCGCCACTGGTCGCGAATGGTGGGTTTGCGTCTGGCGCTGGCTGGACGATTACTGGCGGCGCCTGGACGATTGGCGGCGGTGTCGCTACGGCAACGGGAAGTGCAGGCGCGCTGAAACAGACGCTAGTGACGAGCGGCGTATTGCGCTCGGGTGGTCTGATTGCCATCAGCGTAGACATTGTGGTCGGCGCAGAAGGCATCTTGCAGATTCAGACGCTCCGCAGCGGGACCGTCGTGCAAACCATATACAACGCCGCCCCCACAACTGGCACGCTCAGCGTAAACGCGACGGCCGAAGCTGAGTGGGACACGATTTCATTCAATGTTGGCGCGCTTGATTTCAGCGCCAGCACGCTCGACAACGTTAGCGTCATCGCTTAGGAAAACACATGGCACAGATTCCCGTAACGCCAAAGATCGGCGGCACTACGCCGTTCGCGGCGATCACGACGCAGGCACGCGCAGACCTTTCCGCGTATCAGTTCGGCATTCTCTCTTGCGATCTGTCTGGCGCCGAGGAAGTCGATATCTATGCGTTGGTCGGCCCGACGTGGAAGCTCGCCACCGATGTAAGCGGCACCGCGCAGAAGTTGACCGCGAGCATCCCGTCACTGAAGCTGGAGGGCGGCATCTGCTACGGCGTACTGAAGGACCAGACTGTTGCAGACGTTCAAGTCTTCCTGTCGCTTGGTCCGAGCTTGAATCGATGACCCCCGCAGAAATGGCAATCGAGAACGTCGAGAACGTGATTCGCGGCGAGATTACGGAGCCGTCAGTCGGCACGCTTGCATGGCGCGTGCTGGAGTTTGCTCGGAGCTATGGGCGAGCCACGGTAACGGTCAGTTATGACGGCATGGATGTGGGGCCGCTGTGAGTAAGCAGAAGGGCGAGCCTGCGAAGCGTGGCAGGCCGACTGTTTATGACCCCATAGCAGTAGAGCGAATCCTTGAGCGCATCGCTAAGGGCGAGTCGCTGAAAAGCATCTGTCGCGACGAAAGCATGCCGTCTGACTCAGCGTTTCGCGCATGGGTTATTGATGACGTCGATGGAGTTGCTGCGCGTTCCGCGCGTGCGTATGACATCGGTCATGACGCTATCGCCGACGACTGCATCGAGATCGCGGACACGGAGGAAGATGTTGCGCGCGCGAAGATCAGGATTGACACGCGCATTCGGCTGCTCGCGAAGTGGTCAAAGAAGTACGGCGACAAGTTGGATGTAAATCACGGCGGCGCAATCGAACACGACGCCAGCAAAATGCTAGGCGAGCTGGGCTCGTTGCTTGAGGCTGCGATGAAGGCGGGGCAGTGAATATTCCGCGCATCGAGTGAATAGAAGTGTGCCGAATCTCCGTACCTGTATCGGCGCAAGTGAATAAGTAGTGCAAAACCCAATCGAACGCTTCGCCGCGCTCTCACCCGAGGCGCAGGGGCGAGCCATTGCAAGCCTGCCGCCAGCAGATCAGCGCAAGGTGTTTGATGGACTGCGAAAGCTTCGCGATCACGTCGAGCGGACGAAGTTTTACCGGATGTTTCCGGATAGCGGCGAGCATCAGCGTTCGCGTTACCCGAAGCACATGGAGTTGATTGGCAAGCTTGGTTCGCATCGCTTCGTTAGCTTCCTCGGAGGAAACGGAACCGGTAAGACTGAGCTTGGCGCCTACGTAACGACCTGTCACGCAACCGGGGAATATCCGGCGTGGTGGGACTCGGTAGGCGGATGGCGCATGAATCGCCCCGCTACGATTTGGGTCGCTGGCGACACCAAGGAAACGGTGCGCGACATCGTGCAGCGCAAGTTGGTAGGCGATCCAGGTCAGTACGGCACCGGGATGATTCCGGCTGCGCTGATTGGTAAGCCGGTATTGCGGCAGAACGGCAACGGGTCAATCGACTATGTGCCGGTCAAGCATTCAAGCGGGAAGTGGTCGCGAATCGCGTTCAAGTCATACGACCAGCGGCGCGAGAGTTTCCAGGGCACCGAGCAGGATTTGATCTGGCTCGATGAGGAATGCCCGCCAGACATTTACCAAGAATGCGTGCAGCGATTCCGCGGCAAGTCCGCCGATGGTCGATTGCTGCTGACATTCACGCCACTGTCGGGCATTACCGACGTGGTTTCGATGTTCGTGCCGCAGTTTGCGACGGCGTTTGACCCGAAGGAATACGAAGCCAGCAACAGGGCGTTCGTGTTCTGTTCGTGGGAAGACGTGCCGCACCTGAGCACGAAAGAGAAGGCCGAGAAACTAGCGAACACGCTGCCGCACCAGCGGGATGCGCGAACGCTTGGCGTCCCGAGCATTGGCAGCGGCAAGGTGTATCAGGTGCCGGAGTCCGATTTCATCATCGATCCACTGCCATCTGTGCCCGCGCACTGGCCGCGCATATACGGTGCGGACTTTGGATTCAGCAACGACACCGCCGCGGTATTTCTGGCGTGGGATCGTGACGCTGATTGCGTTTACATCTATGCCGAGTACAGCCGGCCGCAAGCCGAGCCGGACGTTCACGCTGGCGCGATCAAGGCCATGGGCGGGACGTGGATTCCAGGCGTCGGCGACTATGCCGGAGCGAATCTAGAGGGCGAAAAGACGTTGGAGGTCTACAAGCGTCTGGGACTGGACATCCGCAACGCCGACAAGCAAGTAAACGCGGGCGTGCTGGACGTGATGACCCGGCTAAGTCAAGGTCGGCTCAAGGTCTATTCGACGTGCAGCAAGTGGCTGCAAGAGTACCGGCTCTATAGCCGCGACGACCGCGGCCTGATCGTCAAGAAAGCAGATCACCTTATGGACGCGACGCGGTACGCAATCCGCGGACTGAAGCGCGCCATTACAAAACCAATCAAGAGAACCAGCACCCAAGGCACCGGGTCGGTGGACTTTTTCCGGCGATAGCCGACAGCAGGAGTAGAAGCAATGGCCGTACTTTCAGTGGGCAATATCGTCTCGCGACTCAATCACGCGTTCAAGGATCGGATGCAGAACACCGCACTGTTCCAGTTGTTTTCCGAACTGAGCCCGACGCCAGTCAATCAGACGTCAGCGACGCTGGCCGTCACCGATGCGCTGGTGAACAAGACTGTGACGCTCAATCGTGCGGGTGGAATCACCGTGACGCTGCCTCCGGCGACCGGCACGGGCGATATCTATCGCTTCTATGTCGGTACCACGTTCACCAGCAATGGCGTGATTCAAGTCACCACTACGGACGTTATCCAAGGCGCGCTTGGCGTGACCACGGATGCGGCCGGTGTCGTGATCCCGACCGCCGCGACGTCTGACACGATCACCATGAATGGCACGACTACAGGTGGACTGGTTGGCTCGTACATCGAGCTGCAATCCGTGGCGTCCGGCGTGTGGTCTGTGCGCGGGAATCTGCTGTCCACGGGCGCAGAAGCCACTCCGTTCAGCGCTGCGGTGAGCTAAGAGTGGAAGCCGCCTTGATGGAAATCGCGATGGGTGGGCCCGCGCTCACCCGTGATGCGCTGGAAGGAATCCCGAGCGATGAGCTTGCGGCCATGCTTCCGGCGCTGCCCGACGATCTCCGCATGGCGGCTGCCGAGTTGATCGAGCAACGCGAGGCCTCGCGCCTCGCCGCGCTCAAGGATTTGTGCAAGCGGCTCGAATCAAAGCGCGATCGTTCGGTAACGGCAAAGCGCCCAATCGAGCAGCGATGGGCCGAGGACATGCGGCAGTTGGTTGGAATGCCGCGCGTACTTAGTGGCGACCGCAACAACCCGCGGCCGGCTGACAAGCAGCGACTTCTTCCGGGTCTGAATCTCACCGCGTCGCGCTGCATGATCTGGGGTGCGCGCGTTACCAACATGATGGCGCCTGGTGCATCGGGGCAGCCATGGACAGTGAACCCGACACCATCGCCGCAGATGATGGGGCCGGATCAGCAACCGCTGCCGGTAGAGATCGCGAAGGCACTGGCAGAGCAGGCCGCGAACGGGATGCGCGAGGAAATCCGCGACCAGTGGGCGGAATGCCACGTGCCGCAGCAAGTGCGCTTAGCTGCGACTGACATGGTAGAGATCGGCACCGGAATTTTGTGCGGACCCGAGAACGTACGCCGTCGCAAGCGTCGATTCCGCAAGCTCGAATCAGCGGGCCGTTCGGTCATGGACGTGCAGATTGACGAGCGCACTCGCCCGGCATGGCGTCGCGTTGATCCGCGCTACTTCTTCCCCGAAATGGTCGAGTCAATCGACAAGGCGCGGTATTGCTTTGAGGTCATCCCGCTCTCGTCGTCGGAGCTGAAAGACCTTGCGGCAACCGAGGGCTTCGAGAAGTACCGCGAAGAATTCGCCGAGGTTCTGGAGAAGACCCCAGACCTTGGCTCGTGGGCAATGAACATTAGCCAGTGGAACGAACTGGCGCCGTTCAAGGACGCGGTTGACGACCGTTATGCGGTCTGGAAGTTCGTCGGATATCTGGACAAGAAGGATTCCGAGACGCTTGGGTGTGAGTGCATCGACCTATCCGGTGAAGATCACGAGGACGCCGAGGCGCGCGAGATCGACCGCGTGGAACAGATGGTCGAGGTGTGGTTCTGCGACGGACACATCCTCAAGGCTGACCCGTACATTCTCGACGGATCGGATCGACTGCCGTACTACGTCGTCCCGTTCTTCCGTCTCGATGACACGATGTTCGGCGGCTCGCTGCCGTGGCGTGCGCGCGATGCGCAGGACTCGATTCATGCGCTTTGGCGCGCGCTGCAACACAACGTTAGCGTATCTGCCGGCGTCATCGGCGGGTTCATCGATGGCAAGGTGGAGGCCGCGGACGGAACGCTCGCGATTACCGGGCCGAAGATGTTCCGGATCGTTGACCCCGACATCAGCGATATCAACAAAGTCCTTTCGTTTACCACGATCCCGAACAATTCGGGCGAGATCATGGCGGTGCTGAAATTCCGCATCGAGATGTTCGACGAAGAAATCAACTTACCGCTGATCGCGCAGGGCCAGCCGTCGGAATCGGTCCCGACTTCGAGCGGACTTGCGATGCTGATGAACGCGGCGAACGTCGCTCAGAAGGACATCGCGCAAGCCTGCGAGGACGGTTGGCTCGTGCCGATGCTGGAGGGCGCGTATGCCTGGAACATGCTCCACAACCCGCGCGAGGACATCAAGGGAGACTTTGATTGCGTTGCCACACTGACAAGCGACAACGTGTTCAAGGACATGAAGGCGCAGCGCCTGATGACGATTCACGCCATGCGCGCGCAAGACCCTGAGATGCAGTTGCGCGTGAAGGAGGATGTGCTCTACACGCAACTGACGCAGGCGATGGAGGTCGATTCATCCCTTTTCCGCACTGAGGAAGAAGTGCAGGCGAAGAAGGACGAGCAGGCGCAGAACCAGCCGCAAGACCCGGACATCATCAAGGCGCAGATTGCACAGCAGCAGGCCGAATCCGCCGAGCAGCAGCGTCAGATCGATAACGAGTTCCGCAAGATAGATCGAGAGTTCGACCATCAGGAGCGCATGGAGGAATTGCGCATCCGTGATCGCGAGGCTGGAACGCGCGAGTACGTTGCCGACGCCAGCATCAAGATCAAGATGCTGGAGCTTGACGGCAAGACCAACGAGCACGCGTCGAACCTGCAAGCCAAGGTCGCCATTGAGGCTGCCAAGGACGAGCGCGAGAACACGAAGATCGGCGTAGGCGCCAGAACCGAAGCCGAGAAGTTGGCAGCGAAGGAACGCGCTGATGCGGTCGAGATCGCAGCCGAGCGCAATCGCACTCCGGGGCCTGTTCTGGCGTGATCGATACGAACTCTGACGCTTGGCGAGAGGTCGCCAAGTTCGTATCCGCTCGCGTCCAGAAAGTCACGGCTGAACTGATCGCCAGCGGCAAGACCGAAATGCAGTACGAGAACTATCGCGGACAGCTCAAGGCTCTCCAGATGGTGATCGAGCTAGGAAAGCGGCCGGACGACCGCCCGCAATCAACGAGGTAGAGACGTGATCGAGCAGGAAATTGATACCCGCGACGAAGAAGATTTGGCGATGGAAGCCGCGCACGCGGCAATCGAAGCATCACGCAACGGAACAAGTCAGTCCGCACAGGAACCTGCGGCGCAGCAAGAACCGGAGCCGGGTGTAGCGGAGCCGGCGAAGGAAGGCAATCAGCCGCACTCTGATGAACCCTTCGAGGGCTACTCAACGCTGCCCGAAGCGGTGCGCAGGCACTTCGACGAGGCGCGAGAGAAGGCCGCGCGGGCCGAAGCATTGGCCGCATCCGAGGCGAAGCTACGCAACGATAGGGACGCGGCAATCGCTCGCGTTGCTCCGTTGCAGCGTGAGCTTGAGAAGTACCGCAACAGTCAGACGCAGAAGTCGCAGGCGCCGAAACCGGCAGGGTTTGACGAATGGCTCGGCGGTACGTCGAAGGAATATCAGCAGTGGGCGCGTGAGTTCGGCGAAGACGCGAAACTCCAGTACGAACACGCGATGCGCGTCACGGCGGATGCGGACAAGCGCATTCAGTCGGTAGAAGAAAAGGTTGAAGAACGGTTCCGCGAATTCCAGACGCGGGCCGAACTGGATCGCCTCGCACGCACGCATTCCGACTACACCGAATACACCGCGGGCTCAGCCAAGGGCGCCGCACTGCGAGCGTGGGCCGAATCGCAGGGGCCGGATGTGGTCGCTGCAATCGAGAGCGATAGCGCCGATGAAGTCTCGCGAGCGCTGTCCGTATTCAAGTGGGAAGCGTCCGATCCAGTCGTTCGCGACACCTACGCAGACAAGGATTTTCAGTTGTGGCTTAGCAGTCAGTCGCGACACGTACAAGCGATGGCGAGAAGCATCGACATCGAAGATCGAAAGGATGCCATTCACTGGTACATCGGGCATCTAGGCAAGCAGGAACCGGCGCAAGCCGACGTGAAAACCGCCGCACGCGTGCAGGAGCTGACGCAGCGGCGCGAGCAACAGAGTCGAACCGTATCGCCGTCCTTCCGCCCGAACGTCGCGCCGGCCACCGCCGCGAATGTGGGTGGGGAAGATGCCGAATGGGCGGCTGCTAATGCCCGCATTGAGCAGTGGCGCAAGAGGCAATAACCCCAACCGCAAAGGACAATCGCCATGACAACGGCATATCAGAGCTGGCAGAACTCTGCCAACACTTCCGAACAGTACATGACCACTCAGTTCATGCTCGAACGAGCTGAGGCTGATACGGTCTTCGACGATGGATTCACCGAATACCCGCACGACCAGCGCAGCGGCCGAAGCCTGCGCATGCCGCGATTCGCGGTGCCGGCCACCAACACCACGGCAGTGACCGAGGGCGTCAGCAACGCGTCGCGCAATCTGGTTCTCGAAAACCAGTACGTCACGCTGGCCGAGTATATGGAATCGTTCTCGTGGACCAGCCAGGCCGAGAACATGGACCCGGTTGACTACGCGGCCGGCGCTGCCGAGGTCGGTCACGATCTCGTCAAGCTGGATCGCAACGCACTCCGCTGGGCGCTGATGTGCTCGGGCTCCAATCGCATCTACAACGCATCGACGATCTCGGCGCGTACGAGTGTGACGGGCGTCCTGACCGCTGGCCGCGTCGATCAGGGCATCACGATTCTGGAATCGGCGAAGGCCAAGGTGTTCAGCGAATTGCTGTTGGGTTCCAACCGCATCGGCTCCACGGGCCTGATGCCGAGCTATCTCGCATACGGGCACACGCACCTTCGCCCGGACATCGAGGCCATGCGCGGATTCATCCCGGCGAGCGCGTATCCGTCCGACGTGCGCAAGAACCAGCACGAAATCGGCGCACTGGCTGGCGGTCGCGTTCGCGTGATCCTGTCCAGCGAGGCGACTCCGATTGTTGATGCCGGCGCCGCCAAGGGCTCGCAGAACCTGCGCAGCACCAGCGGAACGAGCGTGGACGTTTACCCGTTCGTCATCATCGGCAAGGGCGCGTTGGGCTGCGTTCCGCTGCGTAAGCGCGGATCGAAGGGCAAGGGTAATATCCAAGTCCACAAGGTCGATCAGCCTGATCGTGTTGATCCGGGCAACCTGAGCAAGTTCTGGTCCGCGGTCTGGACCGAGGGCTTCGTCATCACCAACGACCTGTGGGCGCTTCGCATCGAAGTGGCCTGCACCGCGGCCTACACCTGAGCGGACACCAACCACAACCTTTAGGGCGCTTCGGCGCCCTTTTCATTTGGGAGATTCGCAATGGCTAACGCCAAGTATTACGGCACGTTGTTCCAATCCGACGGTACGGCAACTGCCGCACCAACCACGTATCACGGCACGCTGCCGGTCATCAGCAGCCGAGGCGCCGCACGCAAGGCCAAGGGCACGGTTGCGTTCACGGCTGCGCTGGCGACCACGGATGAAACCTTCCTGGCTCGCGTTCCCGCGGGTCATCGGGTGATCGGTCTCAAGTTTCAGTATGCCGAGATCGACTCGGGGACCACGGTGACGGTCAACGTCGGCGTGCAGGCTGATGGCACGACCTATGACGACGCGGATGCGTACATCGCTGCGTCGATCCTGTTCCGCGCCGCTGCGGCCTACTCGTTCCCGGTGGCCGGCGCCACTGGCACGGGCAATCCGACGACCTGGTGGACTGGCCCGGCCGCTGCCGGTACGCCGAACATCGATTACAACGTGGTGTTGGTCCTCGCCGCTGGTCCGAGTACGGCCACGTCGGGAACGATCTACTACGAAATCGAGTACATCTCCGATCTGCCGGTCTATGACGGTAGCAACAGCCCGGCCGCCGTGGCTGGCACTCAGTAACACCGCAACACCGCAGTAACCAAGGGCGCCCTCGGGCGCCCTTTTTCTTTCCATCAGAGAGAACCATGAGCGAAATCACCGTTGAAATGATTCAGGACTGGGCGAAGACCAAGTTTGCCGGCCTTGAAAAGCCGCAGTTGCGCGCAGCCTGCCAGCGGCTCGAAATCGAGGCGGGCGCGAACACGTCCATCGAGGGCTATCGGCTCAAGCTCAATCGCCACTTTGGCAACGAATCGAACACGGCGTCGGCAGATGAGGTTCAGCGGTCCGAGTTTCGGGCACCGCCGAACTTCAAGCTGCTCGTCGGCTGGGCCGGTCGCAAGTACCGGGTGAAGGTCAACCCCGTGGACAAGGAACTTGGCAATCGCCCGTACTACGTGCCGTGGGAAGGTCAGGCGTTCCCGATGGACCCGCGCAAGGCGTATGTCGATGTTCCGGCGCCGATCTTCCACAACCTGCAAGACGCGCGGGGAATGGACCTGAAGACGGAATACGACAGTCAGCGCAAGGAAATGGTGCGCGAGCCGTTCCCGTTCCAGCGGTTCACGTACAACCTGATCGGCATCACACCGGGTACCGAGCACTTGCCCGAGGACGCTCGCGGCTGGTTCATTCAGGACGCCAAGGACCACGGCCTTTACGCTGGCTATTCGCGTGAAGTGCTGGAACGCATCTGGTCCTACCTGACCGACGGCGCCCGACCGAATGCCAAGGACGTTGAGCGCAATACCGACTACTGGCGCCGCAGCGTGCTGGAGTTTCTGGGGCTGACGCCTGAGCAGATCGAAGCGCAGGAGTTCGAGCAGGAGCGCATCGCGGCGTGAGTACCCTCCTCAGTCTTTGCCAGGACGTCCACCGGATTCTGGGCACGGGCTCGCGTGGCAACACGTCGAAGCCCGGCACCGTGCCGACGACAACCGTAGGCCAGACGGATGAACTGGCGGAGATTGTGGATTGGGTCATCAAGGAATGGCAGCGGTTCCAGGCTGAGCATCGATGGGGCTGGATGGTCACGACGGGGACGCTGGTGTTTGCGGCGTCCACGACAACTGTTCGCCCGCTTGCGACGCTTACCACGATGGCCGAATTGGTGCCGATGATCGATGGCATCGGCTGGGGCTCACGGCGTTATGCGCTGTGCTACCCGACCGCCAACGGACAGACCGCCGAGCAACCGATCTACTTCGAGGACTACGAAACGTTCCGCGGCCTACGTGATCGCGGGACTGTCGCGACCGGGCGCCCGCAGTTCTTCACCATCGAACCGAACTTGGATTGGCACGTCTACCCGACGCCGGATGCCAGTTACACGATTCGCTTCGACTATCGGGTGAAACCGAAGTTGCTCGCTGCCGCGTCGGATAGTTCCACCTTGATGGAGGACTACCCGAGCACCGGCAAGGGCCTTCCATCGCATCACCAGCAAGTCATCGTCTGGCGCGCAGTCAAGCAGTGGGCGATCACCCGGCAGAACGTCGGAATGATCCAAGTCGCCGAGCGCGAGATCAAGGCGCTGATGATCCCGATCTATCGGGAATTTCTGCCGGCGCCGAGGTTCCTGTGAAGCAGCAAGTGATTCCGATTGTCGGTGGCCTTGAGCTGGTCACTGACAAGCTCAGCGTAAATCCGGGCACGGCTCAGTATTGCCTGAACTATGAGGTGGCGCAGCAGCGCGGCATTCGTCGGATTGATGGGTTCGCACGGTGGGATGGTCGGCGGAACTTCGCAATGTCCGACGTTGCGCTTTACACGCACTGCACTGATGTCGATGCGAGCGCAACCGGATGGACTCTTGGCGCGTCCGTAACTGTCTCCTATCAGGACACAATCACAGGCGAAACGAGGACGGTCGGCGCGGTTGTGCTATCCGTTGATAATTCGGTTGCCGATCCTGACGGCGGCGGAATCGGGATTCCGACTTACACGCATGCCGTCACGGTAATTCTTACGACGGCTCCGGCAAACTTCCCAGCAGAGGGCAGGGTCAACGATTTTGTTACAGACATTTCGGGTTATGCGTACCCCGGAGTTCTGGAGACATCGCTCGTACCCGCGCCGAGTCTTGGTACCTACTACTCCAACCTCGTCACCGCCATTCCCGGCAACGACAAGACCCGCATCCCCGGCCTGCATTTCTTCAACGACAAGCTGTATGCAGTCGCCGATCTGCCCGCCATCGAAGTCACGCCAGTGGAAGGCGCATTACTCGAAGGCGCATCGCTCTACTGCACGACGCAGACCGCGCCGTTCGGAACCATCGCACTGACGCGGCCGGCAACGACGGCGGGCAATTCGATCATCGAACTGTTCGATTACACGTCGGATGTATCGCTGTCGGGGTCGATCTATTGGCCGGTCACCAGTGGCGAGCTTGTGCCGAACGGGACGTTTCCCGACGCCACGAATTGGACTCTCAACGCGTGGACGGTTGGCGCTGGCGTCGCATCGCTAGCAGGCGCGGCTACCAGTAGCATTGTGTCGTCGCTGACGGCGGTTGCGGGCTACGCCTATGAAGTTACCTATACCGTTGTGTCGCGCAGCACTGGCGGCGTTACGGTGTCATTTGGTGGCGATACCGGAACGGCGCGCAATGCGGTCGGCACCTACACGGAAACGCTGATTGCCACGACGACGACGGCACTGACGTTCGCGGGTGGCGCGTTCACCGGAAGCATCGACAACGTATCGGTTCGCATCGTCGATCAGAGCGTAGTTCCAGAAGGCGACTTTGCCACGGTCGCAACGTGGACCGCGGGCGCCGGCTGGTCAACTGCCGGAAACATCGCAACCGCAACCGCATCCAGTTCGACGCTGACCAGTACGCTTGCTGGCGTCAATACGCGCAAGTATCGAGTGGTCTACACGATCACCCGCTCGGCTGGAACGGTCACAGCAAGCATCGGCGGCGTCAGTGGCACTGCGCGATCCGCAGCCGGAACCTATGTGGACTTCATCACCGCAACCGGCGCAGGTGTCCTCACGTTCACCGGCTCGGGATTCACGGGCACGGTAGACAATGTGGCGGTGTACGTGGTCGCTGGTGTGGCTACTTACGTGGGTACCGCAGAACCGGAACGCGCCGCACTGTACTACGCTGATTGGGACGGCGCAGGCGGCTGGTCGCGGCAGGACATGGGGCGACTGGTTCAGTACACCGAAGGATCATCCTCGCACGCCGATGCGTTCTTCCTGCCGTACAGCCCGCCCGGATTCGTTTCGGAGATCGACTCTGCGGAACTGGTCGATACCGGGTGGGTTGGAGCGGATGGAATTGGGACGACGCTCGGCGGCGGTCTGACGTGGAGCAGCGCATCGCAGGCTGACTTGTCGGAGAACGACGGGACGACGGTAGCATCACAGGCCGCGACCGGCATCTACTACACCGCGCTGTTGGTGGCGACATTCTCCGCGGACGTCCTCGCGATCCCCGCTGGCGCCATCGTGCGCGGCGTCGAGGTCAGCGTGTTCCGGTTTGCGAGTCACGTCAACACGTGCTCCGACAAGACGATCACAATCGGCAAAACGGGCGGCACCGTTGGCGCCAATCGTGCGGCGGTCGGGTTCATCCCGGCCACCCCGGCAACCGAAGCGGTCTATGGGTCATCGACTGACCTGTGGCAACTGGCGTTGAACCCGAGCGACATCAACGACGGCGGGTTTCAGGTACAGGTCGCGTTCGACATTCTGGGCGGCACGCCGTCAAAGAATATGTACGTCGATCAGATCAGGATCAAAGTTCACTACCAGCCGCAGAGTCGCAAGGCGTACGTCTACAGTCCGACCAACGTCCCGACAGATCAGGAAATCGAGGTCGTTCATTTCACGGTATCGGAAGGCACCGCTGGCGGCGGCACCAACGGCAACCGCAAGGGTCTGTTGGTCCTGAACCCGGCGAAGACCGTTTCCGATTCGCTCAAGGCGTGGCAGTTCGCGCCCGGTATGCAGATCAGGACGCAGGCAGCGGGCGCGGGATCGCTCTTGGCTGAGCTTGCTAGCGATGATGACCCGATCACGCTTCCATCCTCCTACACCGTTGCAGCCGAGGGTGCGCGCTACCAGTTCAGCGATGCGCGGCCTTATGCACGCGACAACGCGGATGTGTTCTTTGTTTGCTCGGGCGCCGAATACGCTTACATGATGGCGGACGGTTACGCGCTGCCGATTCAGACCGGGCTACTTGAGCAATTCGAGAAGCCGCGTCATGCACGCTGGGCCGGAAACTACCTCGCATTGGGCTATCCGACCGGCACGCTATCGCTGTCCGATCTCGGCGACCCGCTGACTTACCTGTCGGCCGCATCGGTTGCTGCTGACATCGGCGCATCGGATCGCGTGACGGGTTTGCTGAAGCTCAAGGGCGACAGTCTTGGCGTGTTCACGGAGCGCACGATCTTTGCGCTACAGGGCTCGGAAGCAACGAGCCTGCAACGGATCGAAATCTCCCCAAGTTCCGGCGCGATTGAGTACACGGTGACGGACGGCCCTACCGGATCGCCGATGTTCTGCGATTTCCGCGGGATCGCAACGGTCGAAACCACGCAGAACTATGGCGATTTCGACCGGCCTGGTATCGGTGACAGCGCTTCGCCGTGGCTCATCGAGCGATTGCAATCGAACCGGCGCAATCAGACGGTGGACAAGACCGTCGTTGCTGCTTACCCGATGCGCAACAAACGGCAGTACCGCGTGCTGTTCAATGACGGCTGGCAATCAACTCTGACCGTGCAGCCGGACGGCGCTAGTGTCGTCACGACGCAACGCTACTACGGTGACTGGCAAGACCGCGATACGTCGGCAATCACCGTGCTCGCGATTGCGACTGGCGTGACCAGCACGGGGCAAGACTTGGCGTTCATGTCGTTCGA